TGGTGCGCATCCGGCTGCGCCTTCTTTCCCTTCTTCGCCACGTCATGCTTCGCGCTCGCGTGCGTGCCGCCCTTAGGCGCCGCCTTGCCCGACTTCCTCGCATGCTCCGTCTTCGGCTTAGCCGCCTTCGGCTTCGAGGGCTTGGCCGGCTTAGCAGGCTTCGCCGCCACGTACGTCGTCATGACCAGCCCCAAGCGGAGCCCGAGTCCATCCGCACCGGCACATCCCGGTCACGCGGGTAGTGATACTGATGATCGCCCGCAAAGTCGCAGTACAGCTCCACGCCACTGCCTGCCGCCGTCGACGGCGCGTTGACCAGCGGCTGACCGCACACCGGGCAGTCCAGCGGAGGCCTCGACCAGTAGGAGTCAAACTCCTGCCGGTTCTCGCGCAGGATCGTGTCCAGGCCCCACCATGACCCGGACTGCTGCGCGACGGCGGGCGGCGCGGTCGCGAGCGCGGACAGCGAGATCAGCGCCGTGCCGGTGCCCGCCTTATGCGGGACGCCGGCAGCCAGGGCGAGCAGCGACACCGCCGTGACGCCACTGCCCGCCCGGGCCGATGCACCAGACCCGGCAGCCGACAAGGCGACCGCCGCAGGCCCCGACCCGGACCTGACCGACGATCCCGTGCCCGACGCGGACAGCGCCACCGCCGCGACACCGGTGCCCGACGGCGGCGAGGCGCCATCACTGACCTCAACGTCAAGCCACAGCTGATTCGCGCCGTAAGCCGACGCGGGAAACTCGAATGTCCCGCTCGTGTCGAACACGTTCGGGTCGCTCGTGCACGACAGTGGCCCGCTAGTGACCGGCCCCCACCCGGCATTCGTGATGCTGTACCACTCCTGGCCGCCGCCCGCACCGTTCCACGCGGCAGCCGTGTACGTTCCCGCACTGAGCGCGTGGCTGCACGAGTACTTCACCCACCCGCTGCCCTCCGCACCCGACCAGGACGGCGCCGGGTCAGAGAACACCAGGTCAGTCAGCGAGTTGAACAAGCCAACCTCAGACGGCAGCTGCCCCGCGCCGGCGTCGCTGTAGAACCAGATGCCCGTGAGGGTCAGGCCCTCGGAGATCGCGAAGGCAAGCCCGTTGACGAGGCTGCCCGTATAGGTGTCCAGGTGGTCCGGGGTGCCAGCCTGGCCGAGCAGCGAGTAGGTCGTCACGGGCGCCTGCCGGTCAGCCTGAGCCGGAGATCGTCGGCGTCAGGCTGTAGGTGCCCGCCGCCCCGAACGTCTCGGGCGAGGACAGCTGGCCGCCGCAGTGGTAGGTGCCCCCCGACGTCCACACGCCGAACCAGGCGATCGTCGTGGACGCCGGGACGTTCAGGGTCTCCTGCGAGCCGGCCATGTCCGAGCCAGACGGGCTGGCCCACGTCGTCGCGGCCCGCGCGTAGGAGCCGCCATTGATCTCGTTCGCCCCGGTCGTGCCGGGCGACGCGCTGTGCAGGCTCAGCTCCGTCCCCAGCTCGCCCGACATCAGCGCGTCGATGCCCGCGTTGCTCCACAGCGTGTTAGGCACCAGGGCCACCCGACGGCGGGCGCCGCGGCGGCGACTTCGGCGCGGCCACGGCAGGCTCCGGTGCCGGAGCCGCATCCGGCACCGGAGCGTCATCGGCCCGCACGACCGGCTCAGGGTCGCCAGGGCCGTCATTACTTACCGGTGGCGACATGGTGCCGTCAGCCGGGTGCTCGACGGCCACCCTGGCATCGAGCGCGGCCAGCCGCGCCTCAGCGTCCGCGATCCTCGCGTCCGCCTCGAACGTCACCTGCGAGTTCGGCAGGATCTTCGGCACCTCATCCACCTCCCTGTGCGTTGTTGAGGGGCACTCCGGGCAGCGCGGCGCGCCAGGCGCCCACTGCGCCCCGCACGCCGCGCACTCCCAGTCCGCCATCAGGACGACAGCGCGGGCAGGTTGCCAACGTCCCGTTGCGACGCCAGGTCGAACGGGATCAGCAGCACTGATCCCAGCTGCGCGACGGTGCCCGCCTTCGCCGCGTCGACCTCGATGTACGAGAAGCCGGCGCTGAGGTCCTGCTCGAGGATCTGGAAGACGTAGATGCCCTGGTTGCCCTCCTGGGACGTGAGCGTCACCGCGCCGGACGAGTAGGTCGCCGTCACCTGCGTCCAGGTCTCCGTGCCAGCCAGGGCGGTCGCCGTCTTCTCCCAGTAGTAGGCAGGCGGATTCGCCATGTTCTGGCTGGTTCCGGAGCTGTCCGCCGTGCACTCCTTGAACGTGAACGCCGGGTCAGTGCCCGAGCTCGCCGCGCCCTTGAAGACCACCACCGCCAGGCCGCTGGCGTCGTGCATGCTGACCCGCTTGCCCGTCACCGCCGCCGCGGACAGGTCCACGGGGGCGATCCCGACGGTCATGTCGAGCAGCCGCCCTAGCGCCTCAATACCGGACATTGCCTTCTCCTCACTGCAGGACCACGACGGGCGACACCGTCTGGTCAGCCTCGGTCGTTGTCTCGCCCTGCACGTAGTACCGGCCGTCGACGCGCGACTTGAACCGGTAGTTGGTCACGTCGGTGGCGAAGCCCGGGCCCTTCCCGGACTCCTCGACCACCAGCTCGAGCCGGTCGCCGACCAGGTAGTTGCTCAGGTCGCACAGCGCCAGGTCACCCTGCGAGCCCGCGGCGGGCTGGTGATCGGTCACCTTCGCGGGAAGCCCGAGGATGCTCGGGCCGACGCCGTGCCCGTCGCCGAGCTGCAGCCACGACGGCACGCCCGCGGGCGTGATGTCCGTCCCGGCCGTCGAGCCGCCGGCGTTCAGGTACATCTGCAGGAACCCGGTCAGCACCGACTGCGACACCAGCCACCCGGCATCCGTCATGCCCGGAGTCAGCCCGGACGCCAGCGCCGCCGGATGGAAGGCGGACACCATGGCGGCGACGTCGGCGGCGACCGGCAGGCCGGCGGTGTTCGTCCGCGTGATCGTCTTGGCGCACGAGGCGTTGAGGATGCCCTCAGGCTGGCCCGCGCCGTTCCCGCCGATGAAAAAATCGTCTTCCGTCCACTGGTAGCCGATCGCCACCACGCGGTTAATGAGGTCATTCAGCGCGCCAGCAGCGTCACTGACGAGCTCGTTCGGGACCGGTATCAGCGCGGCCAGCTTGGACGCCTGCAGCACCGCCGCCGCCAGGCCTGGTGCCGACGGCGTGATCGCCTCGTTGTCCCCGGTGAAGCTGAACGTGAGGCCGCCGAGCGCCTGCTTGCCAGACAGCTGCGACGGGTTGTCCACTACGGGCACGTGCAGCTTGTACGCGCTCATCGGCAGGACCATCGCCCGCGGCCGGATCACCGCGGGCGTCACGTAGCTGAGCACGGCGGCGCGAAGCTGCTCAGGCACCAGGAACCCGCCGCCGGACCCGGTCCGCTCCGTCCACGCGTTCGCGATGAACACCCGCGCCGACGCGTCGTCCTTCCGGCCCACGGCATGCAGGAACGCAGGCCAGGACCGGGCCCACGGCTCGCTGTCGAGCCGTGCCCCGGGGGCGTCATGCCGGTAGTGCGGCGAGTCCCTGATGTCCATCAGCTGTGGGTGTCGCCGATCTTGACGATCTGCGACAGGGTGGAGCCGCCGTTCGCCGGCTCCAGCGCGGTCCGCTGCCAGCCCCTGCCGTCCATCCGCTGCGTGATCCGGTAGGCGACCTCGTCGGTGTCGAACGAGAACTCGGCAGAGCTGGCGACCTGCATGGCCTGCCGGTCGCCAACGAGGTACGCGGTCGGGTCGTACAGGGTCAGCGACCCGTTCGTGCCCGACCCCGGGTACGGGACCTTCTCAGTGACCCGGCCGGGAATGCCCAGCATCCTGAACGTGATGCCGTCCGCCTGCAAGTTGCCCGGCAGCTCGAGCGCCTGATAGCCGGCGAGCATCGACGGGGGCGCGATCGCCGTGCCGCCGACGATGAGGCCCATCTGCAGGAGCTGACCGAACGCATCCGGGCTGCACACCCACCGGGCCCGCTTCAGGGACGGCGGCCACAGCCGCACCAGCATCGCGATCACGTCGCTCAGCGCGATCTTCCCGGACGCCGCAGGGTCAGTCGTCACCGCGCCCGGGCACTCCAGGATCCCCTCGGGCTGGTCGACGCCATCGCCCACGAGGAACGCCAGGTCCGCGAAGAACGCCATCGCCTGCGGAAAAAACGTCCGGAACCAGACGTCCATCGGCGTGATGGAGTCCTGCAAGAGCTCGTTCGGGATCAAGGTCCACGCCGTGAGCTTGCTGGCGATGAGGTTCAGGCGGGCGAACTTCGGCGCCGACCCGGACAGCGTCGCGCCCTCAGCCGTCCACGCCGCGCTGACGCCACCGAACACGTTGCTCTGGTGCGACGTGTCATCGATGCTCGGCAGCGGCACCCGCAGGCTGTCCATCGGGATGATCGTCGCCTCAGGGCGCACGACCTCCTCCTCAAGGGACAGCGCCAGCATCTCCGACCGGAGGTTCTCCGGCACCAGCAGGCCACCCTCAGACGGGATCCGCTCGGACATCTGCGACGCGTTCTTGACCTGCAGCGCCTTGGCCAGGTTCCCCTTCAGGCCCATCAGCCGCTCGAGCAGCTCGCCGTCGCCATCCCGCTTGGCGACGTGCTCGCCCTTGATCGTCGCCCACACCAGGGTCTTCAGGTCGCGGGTGTAGTCGTCGTTGTCGATCGACGTATCGGCGCCCGCCGTGCCCTCCGCGAACAGGCCCTGCCGGTCGAAGAACTCCGCGACCTGCTCGGCAGTCATCGCGCCGCCGCGCGCCTGCCCCATCTTCGACCGGGCCACCGCACGCGCCCGCCGCGGCCCGCGGCCCTTCGCAGCCGCCAGCGCCGCGCCAGGCTCCCAGCCCTCAGGCGGCCGCACGCCGTTGCGCTCGGCCTGGATCCGCATGAAGTCGGCGATGTCCGCCTGGGCCTTCTCCGCGAACTGGGTGACGTCATCCTCGTGCTTCTTGACGAACTTCTCCACGTAGGCGCCCATGAAGGCGCCCATGTTGCCCTCGTTGAAGATGGCGTTCATCCTCGGGGCGTCGTGCAGCGCCTCCTGCAGCTCCTCGCCGGTCTGGGGGATCGCCGTCGCGGTCGTCATGCCGTCACTCCCTTCAGGGCCGGCAGCGCCGCCCGGATCTTCTCCAGGTCCAGCCCGGAGACGCTTGTGCTCGTGCTGTCGTCCGGCTCGTAGTCCGGGTTGATGTCCTTCATCAGCCCCTGGAGCTTCTTCCTGGCGCCCTCGGGGTCCTTCAGGTCCTGCGTCTGGTCGAGCCGGGCCAGGCAGTTGCGCACCGCGGCCGCGTTCGGCGCGCTGTCCGGCGAGTACCGGTACGGCAGCGCCCAGTGAGCCTGCGTGCCCGGCTCGCCCGTCGTCTTCTCGCCCGCGCAGATCCCCGCGAAGAACGCCGCCGGGTCATCGCTGGCCGAGCCTGCCGCCCATGCCTTCGAGGCATCCCACGGCGAGTCATCCGCCTTTGCCGCGGCGGCGCGCAGTTCCTCGCGGACGAGCGCCCGCACCGCCTCGGCGTCGATCCCCGCGCGAGCGGCAGGCGCCAGCGGCGCCTCGCGCACGTCCGTCCGGCCGACAAGCTGCACGCCGCACTGGCCGCAGTTGCGCGCGTCGTCGTCGGAGTACTTCTGGCACACAGGGCACTGCACGTTCTCGTCCGAGGTCCGCTTGTACGGCTGAGGCTCGTACGGCTTCCCCGCCTGCGCGCGCAGCCGGTCCTGCATGCCCTCGTCGGCGCCCTGGCCCTCATCGTCGCCCTCATCGTCGCCGTCGTCAGGGTCGTAGGTGCCGGTGCCCCCGCAGGACGGGCACACCTTGCCCGGCTTGCCAGTCCCCGGGTGAGGCAGCCGCCCCTTCCCCCTGCACGTCTTGCACGGCGGCGCGTCATCGTCGTCATCGCCGCCGTCCGCGTCAGCGATCGCCGGGGCGTGTGCCCGCGGCATCACGCGGAGCCGGGCCATGATCCGGGCCGGGGCGTGCGCCGCCAGCGCGTCCACGTCCAGGCTCTGCGGCAGCCGCGCCTCGGCCGTCCCCACCCGGTCGGCCAGGCCCGCCGCCACCGCCTCATCGGCGGTGTACCACGCCTCCTGCCGCATGACGTCGCGCCACTGGGCCGCCGTGCCGCCCGCGCGGTCCGCGTACTGCTGCGCCAGGTTGTCGCCGTGCTTGCCGAGCGTCTCCGCGACCTTCAGGAAGTCGGCCTGGTTGCCCATGCACGCCGTCAGCGGGTCATGGATCATCAGCATCGCGCCCGGCTCCACGATCCGCTCATCGCCCGCCTGCGCGATCACCGACGCGATCGACGCCGCCATGCCGTCGACCACCGTCCGCTTGCGCCCCGGGTAGGCACGGATCGCCGACGCGATCGCGATCCCGTCGGCCACGTCGCCGCCACCGGAGTTGATGTGCACGTCCAGCGGGCCCGACACGCCCTTGATCGCGTCGGCGAACGACGCCGGCGTGTACCCCTCGCTGAACCACCCGCCAGCGCCGATGTCGTCGAAGATGTCGACCCTGGCCGGGCCGGTCCCCTCGTTCCGGATGCGGGCCTTCATCGGGTACGTCTTCATGTCATCGCCCGCCCGTCAGCTGCAGCTGGTTATAGATGGCCATCACGCGCGGGTCCCGCTGGGCCGCGGCCCGCAGGATCGCCTCAGCCGCGGCGACCGCGTCCGCATCAGCACCAGGCGCCATCTCCGGCACCCAGCCAGGCGGAAGCGCAGAAGACTGGGTCGCCCGCTCCACGGTCCGCATCGGCGGCAGGCCCACCGTCGTCGCCGCGTCATCCGGGTCAACCCCCGCGTCCACCAGCGCCGCGTACATCGTGACCTTGGTCGTCAGCTCCGCGTTATCCTGCTCACGGTTCGCCGGGGTCGGGTACGCGAAGTCG